CGATCACGCCGCTTGTGATGTCCGCCGCGGCGTGCGCGTGGCTCACATTCGCCTTGCCCGCCAGGGCCGCGTCGACCTCGGCCTCAAGATAGTAGCGCTCGTCGTGATCGTGGGCAGCTAGCGGCACCACCGCCCAGGTGCCATCGCCCCGCACGTAGTTGGTGGCGTCCGGCGTGCCCGTCGCCAGCCGGGCCGGGGCTAGAACGCCGCTCGTGATGTCGGCGGCCGGATGCGAATGGCTCACATTCGCCTTGCCCGCCAGGGCGGCGTCCACCTCGGCGTCAATGTAATAGCGATCGTCGTGATCGTGGCCGGTGTCCGTCTTGGAGTTGACGGCGTTACGGAGCTCGTCGAAGAGCTCCGCCGCCGGAGTGAGCGCTACGATGTCGCCCACTCCAAGCGCCAGATCCACGCCCCAGGTGATGGCGCCGATCGTGAGCTGGTTGCCCGATCGCCCGGTGATCCGGGCATTGAAGATCGGCACGCCCGGGTCGTCGACATAGAACGCCGTCGCGATCAGGGGCGCCGCCGGCGTTGGCGCGCCCCAGGCGGCGCCGTCGGACACGATCAGCGTGTTGCTACCCACGGCGTGCGCCGAGGCCAAGGCCTGTCGCAAGTAATTGAGGGTCTGAATCGTCGCTTGCGCCACAAGAGCCGGCCTCGGATTACATGTAAGGTTTATGGAGCGCCCGGCAGATCGAGTTCGCGCCGCCGGTGCCGCCCGTGACGATGTAGCCGAAGAGCGCGTTGGCGGTCGCCGTCGTGGTCACGCCATTGTTCGTGGTATCCCAGTACACCTTGGCGTAATTGGCGGCGTTGTCGATGTTCTTCACGTCATAGACCCCGCCGCCCGCGGCCAGCGCGCCGAGTTCACTGGCGGCGATGTCCCGGTGCGCGATCCCGCACGCCAGGCCGGCCGCGCCCCCCAGCGCGATCACCTCCCCAGCCGCCACCGCGGCGCCGGGCGTATAGTCGATCATGATCGGATCGCCGTGCCGAAACGTTGCCTCAGGCATTGACTGAGCCTCCTACTTATGCGGGTTGTCGCCGAAACGCGCGCTGCCGCCGCTCTTCGGCGGCCGGCCCCGGCGCTTCTTTTCCTCGGTCGCCTTGGCCCGCCGCTCCGCCTTGGCCGCCGGCGGATCGGCCTCGGGACCAGAGAATTGGATCGCCGCCGTGCCCCGCGCCAGATCGGCCGGCGTGAGCCCGGGCGCCGCCTCTTCCTCCTCCGCTTGGCCTGGTTCCACTGCCCAGCCATTACGCAAGAGCTCGCCGGCGGGCTCGTCGGCGACGTCAACTTCCTTGTCGGCCTCGGTTTCCTTGAGGCCGAGACGCGTGGCATCGGCCTTGCCGATATTGAGTGTGAGCTTGAGCTTCGGCATGGTTCACACAACCCCCTTCGATTTCACGCCCGCCCGGTATTCCTGCTTCGCGACCCCGAAGTCGTGATACCCCCGCATCTGAACCCCCAGCGTGTTGAAGTCCGCGTCGGCCGATTCCACGATCGGCGTTTCGCGGCCGTTCAGGAAACGCACCTCGATCACGCCCAGCGCCGCGGGATCGGCCAGCAGATACCAGGCCGTCGTGGAGTTGCCCGTGTAGCTCGCGTTGGAGAGATAGCTCGAGCGCACCACCTGGTACTTCCCGGCGTGCGGATTATTGGCCAGCTGCGCTGTCGTGCCGCCCACGATCTGCGTCGAGTTCATGAGGTTGTTGGCGGTCGTGAAGAGCGCGTTGGGCACGAGCAGAATTGACGGCATCACTCCGACCGGTTGCCCATCCGGGTCGGTCTGGTTCATGAACATCGCCTCGGCGGTGGTCAGGCTGTCGATCGAGAGCGCCGACTCGGCCCCGTCGAAGTAGTTGCCACGAAGCGTCGTGAAGAAGGTGGCGTTGTCCATGAATGCCGCCCAGAACACATCGTTGAGCTTGAGCGCCGCCCCCCGCCCCAGCCGCGATGGGATCTGGCTTAGCGCCCCGAGGTCATCATTGATGATGTCGGTGCGCGTGACCGCGAACATGCGGGCGTAGGTCGCGATCTGGTTGGTGTAGGCGAGCTCGGACAGGTCGCCATGCTTGATCTCGCCGCCCGGCCCGACCTTCTCATACACCAGGCCGCCCGTGAGCGAATAGCTCGTGATCGTCTTGAAGTCGCGGGCGCTGCCGATCACGGCGATCGCCCGCCAGGTCGATTCGATGGCGGCGAACCCGGCCGCCAAGAATTTGTTGGCGACGTTCGTCATGATTCCGGGCAGACTCAGCGTCGAGAAACCGCCGCCGCCCGTGGCGCGGACGTCTGCCCGGAAGGCCGCCTGCAGCATCCCCCGGACATCCTTGGACGAATGCCCGGTATAGCCGTTCTGGCGGGCCGCCAGCATGAAGAGATCCACCAGGCCCAGGCCGTGCGGGAAGCTCTGGTGGGCCGCTTCGAGCGTGCCGGCGTCGAACGCCCCCTCGAGGTCATGCAGGCCGCCGGCCGTGCATACCGCGGCCTCGATCACGCGACCACTCGCCAGGCCCGAGCTCCGCCGCGGCAAGGGCGCTGGGCGACTCAGCTTCAAGAGTTGATTCTCGAACATGAGTACCGGCCAGCGCTCGGTCTCGGCCTTGGCCGCCAGCTCCTCCACGGCGGTCGTATCGATCCCTGGTTGATCGAGGGATTCCTGCATGAGCGCCGCGATTGTCTGCCGTCGCTCCGTCTCCACCCGATGCCGGAAGAGCACCGACTCCCGCGTGAGCGCGCCCGCGAGCTCAGGCTCATCGCCTTCGGCCGGCGGGGCGCCCTCATCGGCTCGAGCGGCGATCCGCGCCACCGTGCCGCCATCGGCCCCCGCGTCCACAAGCGAGATCTCCCCCAGCGTGGCCCGGCGCACGACGATCAAAGGCCCCTTCCACTCCCGGCCATTGACCGACACCGTATCGCCCTGGCGGATGAAGTCATACTTCTCGACCCCCGCCCCGAGTGACGCCTGCCAGGGAAACCCGTTGGCGGCGGCGGCCACCACCTCCCGCGCCTCGGGCGTGTCGCGTGAGATCACGCCCGAGGCCACCAGCCGCCCATCCTTGATCGCGATCCGGTCGGTGTGGCCCACCCCGGCCGAGGCCTCGTGGTTGAACCGGATCGGCCGGTTCTGGGAAGCGATCTCGAGGCCGTCCATGTCCAGCAGAACGGGATGTCCCCAGCCGCTCAGGCGCATGGCCGCCCCGGTATAGGCCACCATTTCGATCGCCGGCAACGGCGCCGGACCATCCTCGGTTTCGGACTTGCGCGCCTCGAACTCAATCCGGGCGTTCGCGTGAATGGCGAGACAGGATGGAATGTCAATCTTCATCGTCTGCGAGCTCCTCGGCAGGTTCTGGCGCGGGTTCCTCGTCGGCCTCGTCGTTGTCGAGCTCGTCCTCATCAAGGTCGGGCTCGGGATCGTCGGGCGGAGGTTGTTGTTCCGGCGGCGTGGGTGACACCAATCCCAGGCGGATCATCTCTTTTTGCTCCCGGGCGCGCTGGGCGAATTGCGTCTTCCAGTCCTGACCCTCGGCGGCGAACTCATCGGCGTACGTCGTGGTCAGATTGATCAGCCGGGCCGCTTGAGCCTGAGCTTCTTTCATCGGGTCAACGTGCCGCTCCGCCGGCCAATACCAGGCATGAGGCACGTTCCGCGCGGGCAGACCGGGCGGGAGATAGCCCGGAAGCGTGGCCGCCTCATCGAGCCACGCCTCGAAGATCCGCCGCAGGATCGCGCTCTCGATGTCCGTTCGCTCGATCGCCACCGCCCGGCCGAATACCTGGAAGTCCAGCCGGCCCGAGGCGTAGTTGTAGCCCGATGAGTTGCCCAGGCCGACCGCCAGCGGCATCTCCAAGCAGCGGATGATCTCGTTGACGATCTGGCGAACCGTCGTTTCGTACGTGCTGGCCGGTTGCTCCGGCTTGAATTGGCTCATCTTGTACCCGTCCGGCAACCGGGCCATCAGCCGCGGCCGGATCGGGATCGAGTCCCATGTTTCGCTGTCCCCGGCTTCGTCCTCGAGGCCCGGCGGCTCCGTCGTCTCCAGCACCGCCGCCAGGTCGGCGGCCGTCTCCGCCGCGGCGATCGTCGCCAGCGTGTAGCGTCGCAGCTGGGCGAAGAGCGGCAAGGCCGGCGTGATGTCGGGAATCCCTCGAGCCTGCCCAGGGCGATCCTGCCGGAACCAGTGCAGGATGAACCGGGCCGCGACGCGCAGGGCGCGGCTCGCGAAGCGATACGCCAGATCGCCCGGATGCTCCTCGAGCAGATAGTAGGTCGTGGGATTCCCGAACGAATCGAAGTCGATGCCGTCGACATGCGAGCTCGCCGGCCGGAACGTATCGAGGCCGGCCAGGGGATAGGGATCGGCGACCTGGTCGGCCTCGATCAACTTGATGTCCAGCGTGATCTCGTGGTCGATCTTGGGATTCGTCGCCAGCATGG